CAGTGGCAAACACGCCCTCAGCGCCATTGTCCACATCAGTCATGGCCACACCGAACAGTGCGCCGACCAGTGCACCCTCGCCCGACAGGCGGGCGTAAGGGGCGGTGAGAGTGATGTTTTCACCCTCCTGGATGTAGTTCTTCATGAGCTCAGATCCTCAAAGTCAGGGTGATTGATCAGGCGCCAGCCGAGCGCACAAAGCCGCGATAGTCGCTGAGGGTGCAGCCGAAGTCCATGCGGACCAGCAGCTCAACACCATCAGGATCACGCTTCTCGGTGGTGGTGATCGTCGGGCCAGCCTCGCCAGCGAGGTAGCCGAAGGTGATCATCTCCACCCGGTTGGGGCTAGAGCACAGGTACCAGTAGGCCGTCGAGTCGGTAGACAGGCGAGGCTCGACAATCAGCTGCACGCCACCAGCAAACGGGTTGGGACCAGCAGAGCCGGTCAGAGCAGCAGGGGCATACCCGGTCGGGTACAGGAACTGCAGCGCGGTGGTCTCCAGCTCAACAGGCACCACCAGATAGGCAGGCGTCAGGTTGAGCATGTTGCCGGCCAGGTCCTGCTGCTTGCGCAGCTTGGTCTTGGCAGCATCCATACCAGCGATACCGATCACCGAGGTGCCGCCGCTGATGGTATTGGTGTGATCAGCGTGGAACAGGGCTTTCCCGTCCAGGCTCACCGTTGCACCGTTGGCACCGCTGGTGAGGAGATCCCACACCATGTTCGACTCCAGCAGGCGGCAACCACGGCCCAGCAGCTCGGGCACACGGCTCAGGCTGTCCAGATCGTCGTTGATGATCGCTTGCCTTGTTACGGCAATCCGCTTGCCGTAAGTGGCAAGGTTCCAGGTGGCCTTGCCTTCAGTCAGCGTGCCGCTCTTGTACTCGCCGCCTTCGAGGATCTTCTCGGGGACGATCTGACCGGCGATCTGCAGATCAGTGACTTGCTTGAAGTCGGGCAGGTTGCGCTGACGGGCCAGGGGGCGCCAGGTCTGCGGCTCCTCGGCATAGGCGGCGAGCAGCGTCTTGTTGGCGACGTTGGCGAACAGGTTGGGGAAGTCGCTGGTGCTGTGGAACGCACGCGAGACCACCTCGTTCTTGCTCATCCCCAGGGTGTTCACACCACGGGAGCTGAGGTAGTTGCGGCACATCTCCAGGCAGGTCAGGCCATAGGCCGCCTTGCCCTCCTCGGTAGGAGCGGAGATCAGACCAGCGCGACGCTCCAGCTCAGAGTTGAACGCACGCACCAGGGTTTCGCCCTGATCGCGCACAACAGCAATCGGTGCGCCGTGGCCAGGGTTCACAGGATTCTTGGCCTCAACGGCAATACGGTGTTCACGCACCACAGCAGTCAGGGCTTCCACCTGAGAGCGGCCACGGTTCTCAGAGAGGATCCGCTGCACCACGTCTTCAGGCAGACGCGCTTCGGAAGCGGCGCGACGCACAACGAGCTCCAGCTTGTCAGCTGCAGCACGCTGCACAGCGTCATCAGATTCAGGTTCAGCAGTAGCAACAGCACACGCAGCAGCTTCAGGAGCTGCAGCAGGCGCTGCAATGTTTTCAGTCACCGGGTCACTCCCGGCCTGCGATTCAACGGTCATGGAAGTGTCCACGGTTGGGTTGGTACTGCGCATCACAGCGTGCGTGTCCTGGCCAGCAGATACCAGGCTCACCAGTTGCGGCGACCATTCAGTCGCTACAAGCGGTGTGCCTGGATCACCTTCACGCCAGGCGAAGATCCGCGCGTCAACAGAGAACCGCGCTGATCCGGTCCTGAACCTCGGCAGTGCAATTTCCACCGCCTCAGCCGGACCATCTACCACCACACGGCCAATAAGCTGATTCGTGCCATCAGCGGCACGCTCTAGGCTTAGATCCATCACCGCACCCCAGATGCTCTCTGACGTGCGCTTGTGGTCGTAGTCGGCCGGCAATGGCCGCTCCGGCCAGCGGATCGCTTCAGGCGCGTGGAGCAGTTGGAACCCATCTCCAACGTCGGCATCTGTAGAGATGACAATCGTTGCCGAGCGAGTTTCCTCATCCCAGCTATTGGGCGCCAAAAGCGCCATTCGTTGGAGCTGTTGTTCCATGCACTCAGGCTATGGACTGTGTTTTTGCATCCACAGGTAGTGGTCTAACGGTGCCAGGTGTTGAAGCCAGGTCTACATCCAACTTCAATCCTGCAGCCCTGGCACGATCCATATCTGCGCCAAGCTCCTGGATCACCAGCTCCGGCACGTACCCCAGCATCCGCTGCACCTCGGACAGGCTCATGAAACCAGCACGCACCGCGTCGATATAGGCCGGAATCTCGCGGGCCGGATCCACCAGCCATGTGATCGGCGGAGTCCACTCAAACCGTGCGGTAGCGCGACCCGTGCCTGACATCGCTGCGGCATCCCGATACCAACCGGCGACGCGGTTCAGCAGCTGAGGAATCATGATTCCCCATCGCCAACGGGCAACGGCTCTGCGCATCTCCATCCAGCCCATCCGGCCGCTGGAGAAATTGACATTCCCCAGGTCGCCGGTCAGAGCCTCATAGGTGATCTCATACGCCTGGGCGATGCTCAGCAGGTGGTACTTCTGGTTTGCCACGTAGTCGCCTGACGTGGGCGGCTGGGCAAAAGTGATCGACTTTCCAGGCGGCAGGTTCTCAATCACACCAGGCTCTAGGGTGTCGAGGAGCTCAGTGCCACTGGCCACGGCATCAGCGTCTGCATCTGACACGAACGCCATAAAGCAGGCAGCTAGCTTGTCCTTGAGCAGCTGGGCCGCGTCGCGGTCGCTCACGTCCCGCAGCTTTAGCAGCGCTGCGACGCCAAACGGCACACCGGTGGCCTGGCCCGGACGGCGCACGTCGTACACGTGGCAGATCTCGGAGGCGTTGACGAACTCGCTCTGGGCCCTGATTGATCCGGTCCAGTCGCTCTCGCCCGGATGCGACAGCCGGATCCAATACCCTTCCAGCTTGCCGCTGTCGGCATACTGTTTGCCAAAGCGGATCTTGGCGCCGTCGTCCTTGGTGAGGTCGAGGTAGTCCGGCTCCATCACCTGCAACTGCAGCGGGCTCAACCCACGCGCTAGCTGCGCTTCATCAAACCGCCGCCGCACCAGGCAGCTGCCTCGCACTGCCACAGTCCGAGCGATCAGCGACTGCAGCCCGTAGAAATTGTGCTGGCCGGTCCAATCACAGTCAGTGCTCTCCGCCCACTCGCGGTAGCCGTCAGCATACCGGCGTGTCGCACCAACTGGAGCACCGGCAATACCATCGCCCACCCAGTTGTTAATGACAACCGCAACCGCCTTACTCGCCCATGGGTCAGAGTCCACCAGATCCTGATGCCTGTTGACCATCCGCTGCAACGACAGCCGCAGGTCAGCATTCGGACCGTTGCCATTGGTCAGCCAGTTATCTGTGCGCCGGCTGAGCTTGGCCGCTTCAAATGCTCGCAGGTGCTGCTTGGCCAGCTCCAGCTGGGTTTCTTTCAGCGCACGTTCCAGCTCCTTTGCACGCTTCCCCATCACGCCCTCCGGAATGACACATAGGTCCGGCTCGGGCGATAGCTGCTGTTCTCCAGTTCAGCGGCCATCATGCGCTCCAGTTCGCGCATCTCCGCCAAGCTACGAAACTCCGTAGAACGACCATTGGCACTGACACGCAGCACGCCTTCAGCAATTGCTGCACGCAGATCATCCAGCTGTGCTTGCGTGAATCTGGCCATAGCTCAGGCTATGGAACACCAATCAGTCGCGGCTCAGCCAGCTGCCACGGCGGCGGGTGATGCCTGCTGCAGGTTGTGATGTTGGCCCTGCAGCGCTAGCCGCCAGCTGCGCTTCGATCTGGTCCCACATCGTGGCGCGGGTGTATTTCCGCGACACGATCTGCAGCGCTGCATACGCCATCCTCGTGCAGTCGCCACCCTCATCCCGTGACCCAGGCGGCAGCACCCAGTGGTAGCTCACCTGGCCCTTGTCCCTCCGTGGCATCCGCTTCCACGGGAACAGCTCATCTAGGAACTGATCTGTAGCTGCCTCGCCGAAGTGCAGATACCCAGGCCCTGGCTGCTCATTGCGCAGCCGGCCCTGCAGGTGGTTCACGCTCGCGTCATACCCCAGCGGGTACAGCAGCACTCCCTTCTTCAGCACCGCCTGGTTCTTCCGGTTCACGTCAACCGGCACACCACGGCCAATCAGTGCCTTGCCCTTCTGGTGGGCGCCCTTCATTGGCACCCACGTGGCTGACCGGGTGCGGCACCACTCCCGCACCTCCTGGGTAGCAATGCCGCCATCGTCGATGGCGCCCAGTGTCATCGTGATCACGCTGCCGTCGTCGCGCTGCCATCGCGTCTCCGCCACCTGATCAAGCTGCGCCAACGTCTCCGCCTGCTGCGGGTCGCCATCAATCTCAAAGTGGCCCAAGTGCCACGCTTCCTCTCCTCGGCCCCAGCCCCAGATCGTCACCACCAGCCGCTCACCAACCGTGCCGCCACCGCCCTGCACGTCCACGCCGGCGGTGATCAGCAGCACACCATCAGGCACGCTGCCCACTCGATACCCATTGCCAGCGGCTGTATCCTGCCGCCGCTTGGCCAGGCCATCGCCCGTAAGCTTCCCGGCCAGCGTGTCTTCCCACGGCACACCCAGCACCGTGTTGTGGAACGTCTGCATCGCATCAGGATCACCACGGCGCATTGCCTCCAGTGCTTCCTGGTGCTCACGCACCAAGATCGCCCAATCGGCTGCCGGGCTGTAGCTGTAGCCAGCCCACAGGTGGAAGCTCACCAACCCCGGCTGCTGTGATTCAGCTGTAGCCCGCCACTCACCACGCTCGACCATCCACCGCTTCTTGCTATGCGGGATCAGCTCAGCGCAGTGGGCGCACTCGTACTGACCGGCACCCTCGCCCTCCTTCCGCATCTGCTCCCAGCGGAGCACCTGATATTCCTTGCAGAACGGGCACGGCACGAAGTATCGGCGCTGATCGCCGCGCAGGAACCACTCATGCGTCTTGTCGTTGGGGAAGATCGGCGTCCCACCAATGGCGATCTTTCGGTCCCAGTAGTAGTCCGCCCGGTTCCGCCCCAGCTTGATCTGGTCGCCTTCATCAATCCGCCGGTACGCGCTAGGCTCATCAAACAGCACCACCTTCCGCGACTTACGCCGGAACGCCCTGCCGCTGGCAGCATTCACCACGTCGATCAGCCCGCCATTGCTGAGCTGCTTCAGCAGGATCGTGTTGCTCGCCGTGTTCCTTGCCTTCGCCTCGCTGATCAGGCCGCGCAGCACCGGCGTATCCTCAAACAGCGGCTTGATCTCTTCCTTGCTGTAGCCCTCGGCGTCTTCCTTCACCGGCTGCACGATCATGATCTCGCACGGGTCCTGGTGGCTGAAGTACTGCACCACCACACCAAGGCACTTAGTCCAGCCCACACGAGCTGATTTCATGCACGCGATGATCTCAACGCCAGGCGTAGTGAACTGATCCAGGATCTCCCGTTGATACGGCAGCGTCCGCCAGCGGCCTTTCTCGGCAGCGCTGCCGGTCATCACCGAGAACTCATCGGCATACTCACTCAGCCGTAACCTCGGCGGTGGCTTGAACCCCGCCAGGATCTGCCGCGTCAGCTGCCCAACGTCCGACGTGATCATGCCGTCACCTCACCAGCTGCCAGCTCATCGAGGGCCTCGCGTATCAGGTCCCTGATCAGCTCCACCTCATCAGGCGTAAGGTGCGGGATCTGCTGTTTCGCCCTACTCGGCACACCCAACATCTTGGTGCGGGTGATATTCACGGCACTGGCCCAGGCCTGCTCCACGTCTTCACGCCGCAGCAGCTGACCCTCTTCCTTCTTGCGGTTCAGCTCCAGCAGGTTGGCTTTCTCGTACTCTGATCGGGCGCGGCTGATCGTGTACTCCGGCAGATCATCAGGCCGCTCCGGCGGCAGCTGTGCAGGCACTGATGCAGTTGCCGCCGGCTGACGCTTTGCCCTTGGCTGCTGGGCCTCGGCCTGGTGGGGGGCGACATTCGACAGGTATTCATCCACCAGCAGATCAGCCCGCACCCGCACCGGTGCAGCGTTTGCTGTACTGCGAGGCAGCCTGCCTTGCTTACACAGCTTCTCCAGGTTCTGCCTGGTGCAGCTCCGGCCGGTGATGGAGCGGATCAGCTCAGCGCCCTTGCCAGCACTGAGCAGCTCACCAGTTGCAACCGTCATGCAACTAGGCTATCGCTCGGTTGCAAATGCGCATCCGCATCACAGCAGGGCAAGCTGACCGACTGAGCTGCGGCTCCAGCCCAGCACACGGGAGATCTTCTTCCACCGCCTCTCGCAGAAGAAAGGCTGCTGCCGATACCAGCTTTCCGCGTCGTGGTTGTGCTTGCTGGCATTGCACTGCTTGCAAGCCGGCACGATATTGCCCAGCGCGTGTGGGCCATGCTTGGAGATTGGCACCACGTGTTCAATAACACGCTCACGCTTTGGCAGGGCCAGAAGATCAACGCCACAGTAGGCGCAGCAGTTACCAAACTCAGCGAACCTTGCCTTAACCTGCTTGCCAGTCAGCTGAATGGCGACACTGCCACGCATTTGGGCTTTGCGGCGCTTTGACTTCTGGCGGTGGTAAAGCACATATTCGGGATCTGTTTCCATTTTGAGGCGGTAGTACCTCCTTTTAGCCTCTTTTTCCCATTCTTCTTCTGTTCCGCCAGACTCAATGAACTCGATTTTTTCGTAGCTCCATGCGTTTTCTGATTCGGCTGCCACCATGTCAGCGACCGTTGGCGCTGGCTTCATGCCTTTAAGGTGGAACCACAAATCACGTGATTCGGAAACCGTGGTATGAGTTAGCCCGTCCAGCTCCCATCCAGCGTCAACAAACACCTGCAGATCAACAGACCGCAGCTTGTGACCCGTCAAATGCGGTGGAACTAGTAGCCCAGTTCTAGAGACACGGCCTTGCTGAGCCCGAGCCTTTGCTGTACTTAGGCGATTGCGCTCGTTGGCAATCTTTTTATATTCGGGGTCTTGGCGTTTTGCCGCCATGCGTTCTCTTGCCTTGCGCCTTTGTTCTTCAAGGTTCTTCTGGTACCAGGCTCGTCCCCATGCTTGTTTCTCTGGCGAAGACCGGCGCAACTTCTCGCATTCAACACATGTGCCGCCTCTGATGTATCGCAGGCTGTGGCCAGTTGCAAGAAAGTCATGGCCTTGCTTGCACAGTCCGCCAAGTTTGTACTTGGCTTCATCAAAATCTGGCTGCCCAGGCAGCAGTGCATACAATTCGTCCATCGGCCTGTGTCCGCAGGTTGGTCACGGGTCGGGTGTTGACGCACGCCGGCCCACCAAAAGGCTATGGACCTCCTTTTTTTCTCAATAGCGGCAACCTTGTTGAGAGCCGTTATCAACTGAAAGCGAGCCGTGGCGAAACAACGGCAAACAGGCCCCC